CCGACGCGGGTACGCCACGTTTAGAGAAATGAGTGACAACCATCCAGTGATCGGGGCTGTCCTCTACTCGATCGAAATGCTGGTGCGCGGAGTGGAATGGTCCGTCACCCCGGCCGACCCCAACGACCAACGCGCCGTCGAGGAAGCCGAGTTCGTGTCGACGTGCATGACCGACATGAGCCATTCATGGCCGGACACCCTGTCCTCGGTGCTGTCGATGTTGACGTTCGGCTACTCCTACAACGAGGTCGTCTACAAGCGTCGCCTGGGTCCAGACCAGAAGGACGCCACTACCCGGTCCAAGTACGACGACCAGCGAATCGGGTGGCGGAAGTGGCCGATCCGGGACCAGTCGACGATCACCCGGTGGAAGTTCGACGACCACGGCGGCATCGACGGTGCCTACCAGATGGACACCGTGTCCGGGCATGGCGAAGTGTTCCTGCCGATCGAACGCTGTCTGCTGTTCCGCACCACCACGAAACGCAACAACCCGCAGGGCCGGTCGATCCTCCGCAACGCTTTCGTGCCGTGGTATTTCCAGAAGCGCATCGCCGAGATCGAGGCCATCGGCATCGAACGAGACCTGGCTGGTCTGCCTGTGGCCCTGGTGCCACCGCATCTGCTGTCTGACAACGCGACATCGCAGGAAACAGCCGCCTTGACGGCCATCAAGCAGATCGTGAGGAACGTGCGCCGTGACGAGCAAGAAGGCATCGTGTTCCCGCTGGCCTACGACCCGGACACGAAACAGTTGGCCTACGACATCAAACTGATGTCCACCGGCGGAAGAAGACAGTTCGACACGTCAGCGATCATCGGACGCTACGACGCCCGCATCGCCATGACCACCCTGGCCGACTTCATCCTGCTGGGCCACGACAAGGTCGGCACCCAAGCCTTGTCGGTGTCGAAGATCCAGTTGTTCGCCGACGCCCTCGAAACGTGGGTGGCCGGGATCGCCGACGTGATCAACACGCACGCCATCCCGAGGCTGATGCGCCTCAACGGCGTCGACTCGTCGCTGTTCCCGACCCTGGACTACTCGACACCACGGCAGGTCGACATCGGTGCCATCGCCGACTATGTGTCCAAGTTGGCTGGAGCCGGGGCGATCATCCCGGACGAGAACCTCGGGGAACACCTGCGCGACATCGCCGGGTTGCCGCAGGAAGAAGCCGAGTCGCTGTAATGCCCGGCCCGATCCGGGTCGGGATGCCGACCCGCATCCGCCACATTCCGTTGTCGTGGCCTGTTGAGAAGGCCCGGTCGAACCACCAGCCGAAGTTCCGGCCAGTCAACGACACCGTGTTGCGTGGCCGCGAGATCACCGTCGGTGAGGTCATGGAGCAGATGTTCGCCGCCATGCCGTCCCCGAACGACTGGATCGACGGCACCAGCGACGCCGCCGCCTACTTGCAGGAAGCCACCGAGGTGGCTGAACCGTTCCGGGTTCGCATCGCCGAAATGCTTCAGGTCACGTTCAACGAGGGTGCCCTGCTGGGCCAGGACAGCATCCGGGCCGACATCAACGTCCAACTGGAACGCCTCGGCAGCCCGCTGCGGCTAACCGGCGAAGACGGCCGGGTCACGAAACGGGTCGCTGCCAGGGTCGAGGAGGTGGCTGTCGAGCATGTGGCTCGCAACCCGCTGTCCCGGTGGGCACCGATCGGCGTCGAAGCGTTCGACGTGGTGGACGCCAAGTCGGTCCAGTACGCCCAGTTCAGGTCCGGCACCCTGGTGACGAACATGGTGGAGGAGCAGCAGCGGGTCATCCGGGGCGTGATCGGCGAGTCGTTCACGGTGCAGCAAACCTTTCAGACCGGCCGCACCGTCACCGGCCTAACCGCACAGCAAACCGCCCACGCCCTCGTCGAAGTCCTCCAGGAAGTCAACCCGACCAGCCAGATCGGCCAGAACCTCGCCAAGTTCCGAGGCGTCAACGCCAACGGCCTGACCCGCCCCTGGGAGAAAGCGGTGTACCGGCGGGCGGAAACGCTGGCCGACCGGCTCGCCAGCCAGGGCGTCACCGGCGTCAAGGCCCAAATGCGAATCCAGAAGGACGCCCAACGGTACGCCGACAAACTGCGCCGGTCGCGTGCCCGGATGATCTCCCGCACCGAAATCAAGAACGCGCAGGTGCAGGGCCGTCTCGAATCGTTTCGCCAAACCGTCAACGACGGCCTGGCTGATCCGGCTACCGCAGGCAAGCAATGGGTGACCGGTGCAACCGACGTGTGTTCCATATGCAGCGAACTGGGCATGTCGAAGCCGATCTCGTTGGACAACTCGTTCGAGGGCGGTTTCGATGGCCCGACGGCGCATCCGAACTGCCGCTGCGACGTGATGTTCGTCCACGACATCGCCACCCCGCCGAAGGCGGTGGGGGCAGGCAACCCGGACTTTCGGCCTGGCACCCCGGAGAATCCGATCACCTGGGAGTTCCCGTCCGGGTTCAAGACGCAACCGTCGGCGACGACAGCGTTCACCCCGCCAGGGTTCGCCCCACCCCCACCGGCACCGCCTCCACCCCCGAAGCCGCCGCCGCCGCAACCAGCGGAACCACCGCCGCCGGTTGAGGTCGCCCCGACCCCGGCGCAAACAGGGCCGGTGTCCAACGCTGACCTGGTGTGGGACGACGCCGGACGCAAATGGGCTGACCTGACCGACGCCGAACGCCAGTTCCTGTTCGACAGCCACGTCGACGAGGTGGTCCGCAACGCCTTCGACGACGTCGTCGCTGGCTATCACGGCAAACCCCATTCGGTGACCCGTCCTTCGTTGCCGAAGCCGCCCCCGACGGCGATCAAAGCCATCTACCAGCAGGCCAAACTGGTAGACGATCTGAAGGCTCAGGAGGCGGCGGCGAGGGTGGTGCGAAATGACATGCGTTTGGTGTATGGCCCGGATAGCGCGATGCCGGGACAGTTCAACCCGACCGGGTGGCGCGACCAGTTCTATGCGTGGGCTGACGACACGACCGAGGGGTTCGTCGCCGGGAAAGGCAACGTCGGGTTCGTCCGCGTCAAGGAGGCAGGAGAACGCGGCACCGCGCTACCAGGCAGCACCCGCCGTCTCAGGGTCGAACGCGTCTACGACATCCTCGACCCGGACGCGCCGATCGACAACCACGCCATCCTGAACGGCATGGAGCGGTTGTTCCCCAGCATCGACTCATTGCCGTCCAGCGAGATTGCTCTTCTGGAACAGGAGATGACGAAACTCGGCACGATGATTCGCCGCGAGGCGACCGCCCGTGCGGGTGCTGCGGAGGCGGCTCCTAGCAGTTGGGTCACGCAACAGTTCCCCAACAGCACCGCCGAAGTGCTTGATGTTGCCGAACTGTCGGCACAGATCAACAAACTCGACATCCGATACAACACGCTCAAGGGACAACTGGATGAGGCGCTCGACGCTGCCGATGCAGGGCGGCTACCGGCCCGACGGGCCTGGCATCTGATTGACGAATCGGAGCGGCTGCCGACGTTCGCTAGCCGGGCAGACGAGTTGGAGTACCTGGCGGTGTGGGAGCCGTTGGAAACGGCACTCGCCGACGCTGTCGACGACGCCCTCCGATCACTCATACAGCACCTCCCCGAACGCGAAGCCTTGAACATCTCATCAACCATCCGCAACATCAGAGAGGGTGTCGGGGCACGGTTGCGAGTTGTCCATGATCCGATGGAAGAAGTGGTCAAACTGCTCGACGAAGCCGTCACCGAACTGCGTCAGATATTCCCGGATGCGTTCGATGACATAAAAGCGTTGGAACTGTTCAAGCCAGGTGGGGCGACGCCGATGCACTTCCAGTACCAGGTGCAGCGTCGACTGGTCGATGTTGTGGAAAGGGTCGACTACATGGCGACCGCCCAGCGACACATCGGGAGCCTCGTCGGCGAGGGTTTCGACGACGTTGCCGCAGCGGTCGCCGAACAGGTACGGCTTCTACACACGACCGAAAGTTTCACCCATTTTCTTGACCGATCGGCCGCGTCGTCCCTGGTGTCGGCCCGTGTCGAAGCCGCCCTGACCGAGAAGGTGTACGACCTGGCAAGGCTGCTGCACGCCAATGACTTGGCCGGGGCGGACCAGTTGCTACTCGGGCAACTCAGCAGCGTCACCTCTGGCGTTGCACAGGACATTCGCCTGGCGATCGGTGAGGTACTGCGTGAGGTGCGGCTGATTGGGGGCGAGGTGTTCGACTACCAACCCGGCGTGTCGGTGCATGGCTTCCAGGGGTTCAAGACGATTACGCCACGGGTTCGGGAGGCGCTCGACAGCATGAACGAAGCCGTCGAGGATTGGATGCCGACCGACTGGATTGTTCGGTCCAACGAACGCGGCAGCCTCGGGTTCAACGGGGAAGGGTCGCGTGCCCACTACCGCGACAGCATGAACCTCGGACGAGCCGGTACCACGGAAGGTAACGGCCTAATCAACATTGGGAGATCGGGTTCGGTGCCGGACCAGTCGACGATGCTGCACGAGATCTACCACCGGGGGCAACGGGCGACGCTGTTCTACGACGACCTGGAACGCCAGTTTGTTATGCGTCGGATTGCTGCATCGTCGCCCGAGAACCAGGTGTTGCGGAAACTCAACGAAATCTATCCGGGGTCCGGCTACAAGCACTACGAACTGGCGTATGAGGACGACTTCCTTTCCGCGTACATCGGCAAGGACTACGGCGGAGGAGCGTTTTGGGAGGTGTCACCAATGGCGATTCAGGAACTCACCGGGAGACACCTGGCAGGCGGCTCAGGCAAGTCGCTGGTCGAAGGACTCGGCGGTGACCTCGACTTCATCGACTGGATCGTCGGGATGCTCGCCGGACTCTAGAACACGACCTGCGGGTCTTCGACCGTGACTTCACCTATCGGGTCCGTGATGTCCCACCTGATTTTCTCAGCCATGAACGGCACGACTGCGGCAACAGTTGACCTGACCCAACTCTCACCGGGTGCATCCCCGAACGTCGGAGGTATGCGTCGCTGGTGCTGCGGGATCGGTGTGTGTTCAACCGACGTGAAGATCGCTGCTTCGGTTCGCATGGCAGCCAGCACCGGCGAGTCGGGGTCGTCCCATCCTGCGTCCTGGGAGTACGCCAGGGAGAACCGACGGTCCCGTTTCGGGATGTCGTGCTTGGCGAGGGCGTAGTCGGTGACCCGACCGCTGATCGTGAACGGCATGACACAAGTATCGCACAGGCCTCTCGCATCGGTTCGGCCATTGTGAGTAGGATGAACAGATGACCGACCCCGACCTGGACCCGGATGTGGCGGCGAGTATCGCCACCATCGAACACTTCCTCGGCGTGGCGAAAGCCGAAACCAAAACCGACGACGGCTACGAATACCCGGCCGCCGCCTACGCCTACGTCGGCGACCCGGATGTGGTGTCGACCTGGAAACTGCGGCTGTGGGAGACACCGGACTTGAAAGAGACACGGCGGCAGATCGGCATGGCCGTCGCAGCCCTCGGTTCCGGCGGGTTCCGAGGCAACCGGGTGCGGATACCAGCCGACCAGGTCGGAAAGGTGAAACGGCGTGTGCTGCAAGCCTGGCTGAAGGTTCACCCGGACAAGGAACGCGGCGACGCTCCACGGGTGCTGCTTTCGTCGCGGCCTGTGGTGCGAACCCCCGACGACGACAAGGAAGCCGAAATGGACGACCAGGTTGAGAACGGCCAAGCCACCGACGAGGTCTACATGGACCACGACTACGGCGTGACTGCTGGAGGCGACGACGCGATGACGCACCTGCTGATGGCGTACCGGCAGATGCTGGACAACCCGGCGTGCTTCCCGCTGCTGGAACCGTTGATGGCTCTGATCCACGCGAAGGAAGCGATCATGGTGGCCGAACCTGAACTGGTCATGGTCGACGACGACGAGTACGGCAACCGCATGGGCAAGGACATCGTGTACCGCGACGGCCAATACTGCGTCATGTCCCAGGAGACTGGCCGGTCGTTTGGCTGCTACGCCGACCGGGCCGCAGCCGAGGCACGCCTCGGGCAGATCGAATCGTTCGCCGACGACAAGGTCGCAGGCATCGAAACGCTGCGCCTGGTCGCCTACCACGACCGCCTGCACCAGTTGCCCAACGTCAACGGTGAACACGTCGCCGTCCACAACCTCATCGAAGACGAGTTGGAGCATCGAGGCATCGCCCCGCCGTACAACCTGGGCGACATCGAGGCGAAACTCCAGATGATTGCCCAGGACGCCGGTCGCCTTCTGTTCAAGGTCGAACCGGGACGGTTGCCCTATGCCAAGCAGGCCGAGCAGCGGTACACGTTGGGTCCGGTGTATGTGCCGGGCTTGGAGGACGCCCACGGCGAATACACCGACGCGGACACGTTGCAGACGGCCCTGTGGAACTGGGTCCGCAAAGACGACCGCCGCATCTACCTGCAACACTCCGAGAAGGTCGCCGGGGAAATGGTCGAGGTGTTGACGTGGCCGTTCGAGATCGAAGCCCCGTTGGAGGTGCCTGAGCAGGGTGTCAGCAAGTTCACGTTCCCAGCGAACACGCCGTTCCTCGGGGTGGTTTGGGAGGACTGGGCCTGGGAACTGGTCAAGGCCGGTGAACTGCGCGGCTACAGCATCGGTGGCCGGGCACGGCGCATCGAAGCCGACTTGCCAGCCGCCGCCCTGGTCTAATCGGCCACCAGACGCCCCACAACGGCCCCTACGGGCCGCAAGGGCTATTTGGGGCATAACCCCCCACAAACGCCGCCAGGACGCCCCCACGGGCCGAAACAGGGCCGGATCGTGGCGAAACCCACCCCGTTGCCGGGTGCTAGAGTGACCTGAGTTGCCCATAGTGCCCAAAGTGGCCGACAAACGGAGCCACGGTCATGGACGATCGGGAACTGCTGGATGCCATCAACAGCCTGAAAGGGTCGGTTGAGGCCCGCGCCACAGCCGCCACGGCCGCCGTGGAACGTGCCACCGGCCTGGTCGACCGCATCAAAGACAACATCGCCTACATCCTGGGACTCCCGGCGGCGATCACCGGGGCGTTCTCGTTCATGTGGGATTCATCGGCAGACGAGGCGGCATTGTCGTACCAGGTGGCGCAGTTGGAGGAAGCGGTGGCGGACCTGAAAGCCGAAGGCGACCTGCTGGGTGGCGCGAAGAACTTCACGTTGGACCTGTCGGGTGCGCCCGGCGGATCGCTGACCCCGATCTTGACGGGACTGGCGCTGCTGGCGGTGGTGGCCGCCCTGTTCTGGTACCAGGCTCGTCGCAAACGGTGAGGCGCGTTGTTGCGGCGGTGTGCGTCGCGGCGTTGCTGGCTGCTGGTTGTAGCGGCGGCGGTGATCCTCCGACGACGACGTTCACGCCGGTCGAGGCCGCAGCCCTGGATTACCTACCGGGCGACGACTCGTTCGGGTTCGAGAACTTCGGCGGCGGCCAAGCCCCGGCTGAACTGACCGTCAACCTCGTGCGCCGCCTCTACGGCGACAGCCAGGTCTGCGCCTCGGTCGTCGACAACCGTTGCACGCCGCACCCGGTCGTGACCCAGTTGATCCAGCAGGCCAACAGGTCGATGGCGGCAGGACTGTGCGAAGGGTTCGCGGTCCTCGCCCTGCGGCTCGCTGCCGACCCGGACGAACTGATGGCCCTACAGGCCGACGCCACCCGCGTGGCTTCGCTGCTGCGAACCAATCCGGCGCTCCTGTCCGAGTTGGCGTACTGGTACACGACCCAGTTCGCCACCGAGGTGCAGGCGCAGGCCCGCTTCTACCTGGACAAGTCCCCGGTCGAGATCGCAGCCGACCTTGCAGCCGACTTCGCCGACGGGGGAACCGGCACCGGGTTCACACTCGGCATCTACAGCGACCAGGGCGGGCACGCATTGACGCCGTACCGGGTCGAGTCCGGCGACGGCACATACCGGGTGTTCGTGTACGACTCGAACTGGCCCGGTGAGGAACGCTGGATCGACGTCGACGACGACGGCTGGGTCTACGCACTAGCCGCCACCAACCCGACCGAAGCCGCAGAGGCATGGGGCGGGGGTCAGGGCACGCTCGAACTAACGCCAATGTCAGCCCGCAAGGGACCATTCACCTGCCCGTTCTGCCCGCAGGAGGGGCAAACCAAGTCGGGGACGTTGATGACGGTCGCCGCGTCGGGTGATTCGCAGTTGGGGTTGCAGGTGCAGGACCAGGACGGCAACAGGCTCGGCGTCTACGACGGCGAGATGGTCAACGAGATTCCGGGGGCGACGTACCGCTACCTCATCTCGGCGGGCACCGCTGATCCGGTGTTGGTGTTTCTGCCGCCGTCGGTGGAAACGTACACGGCGGATGTGACAACGGTGAGTGTTGCCCCGCCGGTCGGAGACGCGACGGGGCAACCCGACGAGCCTAGTGAAGCGTTTTCGCTGCTGGTCCTGGACGAAGGCGTTGGCGTGCAGATCGACGCCGACGTGCAGGCCGTCGACG